TACCTCTTTTTGTCAAGATGGCATCTACCGTAATTGTACTATTGTCTAGATAGCCCATGTTTTTCTCCTATCAAAAAATATTTGTTTGTGTATCAAATATAAATATATTGAATTTTAAATTCCCGTCGTTAAATTTCCACCATTTTCATATGATCTATAAATAATTTCTGTTGAACCAACTACATAAACCTCAACAACGGGGGTTCCATCTAGTGTTCCATCCGAACCAACATTTACATCTGGACCTATTAATTTACTACCTTCAAATCTTTGGCGTCTTAATGAAGTCGCTAAATTATGTTGATTTTGTACAGTAGATGGGCCCAATGATGATGAGTATGGATCTTTAGAATCATATTTCATAGAACTACTATAGTATAAATAGTATTTTTTATAAAAATTATCAGTTCTATAAGAGTCTATCGTTTGTATAAAAGAAAGTGCCTTTGATGAAAGATTATTTTGAGTCGTCCAGTTTAATCCATATCCTATGTTTGGTGCACTTGAACTATAAATAATATTATTTCTACCATATGTTGATACCACATTAACAGCAAAATTTCCAAATTGTTGTAATGTATTATAAGCACCAACGATACTCTTTAATAATGTGTTACTTGTATTACCAACACTAGTATTTACTGATATATAATTTGTTTCTAAATTTTTAGATACTGTTTCTGAAATAATAGAATTTAATTCATTGTAAGATGAATTTAAAATCTCACTACCAACATCAATTAAAGAGTCTTTTGTTGAGTACTCTACTATTGTTTTTGATGATAAGTCTGTGATATTTGCCGATTTATCTGAGTATGTAAGATTTGGGATGATGTCTAAATCAGATATTGTGGTGTTTTTATCGGAATATGTAAAGTCGGTAATAGGTTCCAATTCACTGATTGTTGTTTTTGTCTGTGATATATCCAAATTTGTATTTGGACTTAAATCAGTAATTGCAGTTTGTTTTTCCGATACAGTTAAATTTGTATTTGGTATCAAATCCGAAAGAGTTCCAACTTTTTCGGATATTGTAAGATTTGTATCAGGTATTAAGTCGTCAACAATTGTTTGCTTTTCGGATATTGTAAGATTTGTGTCCGGTGTTAAATCCGAAAGAGTTCCAACTTTTTCAGACATCGAAAAGAATGTATCTGGTATCAAATCTTCAATTTTGGTTTTCTTATCGAAAATTTCAACACTTGGATCTGGACTTATTTCAACCGTGCCCTTCTTTTCTGAGATTGTTAATTCGGTAGTTGGGACTAATTCGGTAATTGTTGTATTTTTTTCAGATAGTTCTATATCTGTGTCTGGACTTATTTGAACACTTCCATTTTTTTCTGATAAGGTTAGTTCTGTTTCCGCCTTTAATCCAGGAATAGTTGCTTTTTTATCACTTACATTTAATTCAGTTGACGGATCAAGTCCAGATATAATTGTTTTTTTATCTTTTATATCTAATTCGGTTGATGGTTCAAGTCCAGATAGAATTGCCTTTTTATCATGTAAGTCTATATTTGGTTCTGGTAAAGAATTTGTGATTGTAGCTTTTTTATCCTGAACCACGGTTGGGATTAAAGGCACAATATCAATATCATCAAATATATCTTGAACCTCACCATCTTGATCGCCAATTATTCTAAATGTTGCTTCATTTTTACTATAAACCTGTGTTATAGTTCCAGAAGAAGAAATTTCATTTGTGTCAACTGAGTAATTGGTAGAGCCAGCGAGTTCTCTGCCAGTCCCATCTATTTTAGATCTTTCTAAAATATTTGGTTCTATAACAAGACCAAGAATTGGATTCGATCTCGCTGGTAATGTTTGACGTATCTGATCGAAAACGCTAAAATCAAATACTGAGATTAAATTTATGTAAGCATTAAAATCATTTCTATTTTTGTATTTTTGCCAATACTGTCTTGACAACCACTTTAAATCACGATATTCACTTTCTTTTATATTTGAATAGGCACCGATATAATCGTCAATAGTTACTCCACCAATAGACTCTATGATGTCTTCATTTATAACGTGTTGTGGTGAAAACGCAACCATAAGTTTATCGGAATCCACAGAAAACGTATCAAATGCAGAAACTTCAGATCTTTTATCTTTGGATAAACTACCAACAAGTGAGCCAGAATCTATTCTAACTTTTTCAGTATAAATTGTATTACTAGCTAATGTTGGAACTTCCATATTGTAAGTTTCAACTATTGATTCAAATCCACCAGAGTCAAAATTATGGAAATATGCCATTTTTGACGAACTGTAAAATGTTCGTTTATTTTGGTCGGGATGTGAACTGGATAAACTACTTGTTGTGGCTACATCAAACTTTTGCCAGAATTTCCATTGTGCCTGTAGATCATAAAATGATGATGTTTCTGTATTACCATTATATGCACGAGGAGCAAGAGTGTGATTTCTAAATGAATTTTCGTCTAATGAATTTGCCCAATATCGTATTTCGTATACAGAACCAGTTAAAATATTAGAAGTTTCATTATTTGAACCAGAACCTATAAATAATTGACCATTTGATGACCAAGCACCATTATAACTTCCACTCAATGACCCACTAACAACTATACTGGCAGAACGCTCTATTACCACCTTTCCATATTTTTGAGTTTTTAAATGGAAATCATAAATTTGATTTGAACCTGTGTCATCATTTGTAACACTACGACGAATCATTAAATTCAATGGTACATCATCATATAGATATTCATCAACTATGGACGCTGTGGCATATGTAGTTCCATTTCCAATGTAAAAATATAAACTACCCTTATCGTCATCTGTTCCATTTTTATTTACAACAACGAACCAATCTACTCTACTGCCAGATTGTTTTTGTAAAAGTGTTTGTTTTGAATATCCACTATAATTGTATTTTGTGCTTGGTTCCATTTTCCAACGAAACGTAAGTGTGTCTGGATATTGCCATTCATCTTTACTATTATTAATCTGCTCCCAAGGCAAACGTATGTAATGTTGTTTAGTTGGAAGTGGAAGATTTCCTGTAAAGTTTAGGTAGTATGTGTGTTTTTCCCACTCGGCTCTTGGTGTTACTCCTAAATCAGCATTATCTGGACCACCGTATTCTCGAATCGTAAGAAGTGTTTGTGGAATACCATAAGCGCCTAATAATGCCTTTATACCACGGGCGGTTCCTTTTGATTTGTAGATGTATGGTAAGTTGTTGAGAATACGTCTCCATACTTCTTTTGTTCGTTCTTCCTGTGATTTCGAAAGATATTTGTTTGTGGTTGTTTTGCCAGTCCATACAGGCTCACCACTACCACTGACACCCAAAGCATATTCCCACAAATCTTTTGCTTGTGTTCCGTGGGACAACGTCCATCCCAAGTTTTTAGTAACATCATAGATAAGGTCTTGTGACATTCCATCTTTTGGATGTTCTTCTCTCAGATTTTTCTTTGTTAAATGATCGGTATAGAGATATATTACATCAAAATGATGTCCAACCATATTTACAAATGTGGTGAATTGTTCACTATCGCCACCATCACGTATGTGTTCAGGTATGGCCTTGTTCAGAGCATTGTAGTTCTTTAAATCATAGTCAGTTGCTAAATCAATTAAAGAATTATACCAAGTTTCTACAGCATTTGAACCGGATGTATAAATCTTATACTTTCCTTCTTTTGTAGCTATGTTATAATCACTCGATGTTACACTAACTTCATATTTTGGATATGGTGTTATTGATGAGGATGCTTGACTTGTGTAGTAATTACTACCCGTTGTTTCATAATACAACCATTTTTCAAATGAGTCAAACCCACTTATTGTCTTATCTCTTAAACTTTTAATTTTTACTTTATTGGATTCAAAAGAACCAGTATATACATTTTCAAATAGTTGTAGTTCGTTATTATAGCGCTCCACCAACTCCATTTTATACATGAAGTTATTTATTCTATCTTCAGCGGATGAATAAAATACAAAGTTTTCAAATTCTCTAAAATTTACATTAAGTGTGACCGGCGAATTACTAGAAGAGATATATCTATCCAATATTTCTTGTGAAGTTTGTACATTTGAAGAAAGAATATCATTCCACGACTTAAAATCAGTTTCAGTAGTAAGCCAATAATCTATGTCTACTTCAAAATTTGCACCCTTTAACTGATTCAATTGAATATCAACTTCTTCTGCGATATAATTGACCGTTTCAATATACGGTCTCATCAACTCTTCAGCTACCCAACATTCAAAGAATATATCTAAATCAGCAGCAAGTGGCTCATACAACTTAACATAAAAACTAACCGCGCTCCCATCAGACGTTGCATTTATTATGTTTTGTATTTTGTTTTCACCAAAATTTAAAACAAAAGAAGGCAAAGTTGTTGATGGAAACAGATAGTTTAATATAAACGTTTTTAATTGTTCTTTTCCTTGATCCGAATCCGGATTTACAAGTGAAAGTTTTAATTCTGTTCTATCAGTCGATATATCCGATATGAATAATCGTACAGGGCTATCAAATCCACCTACAACATTTTTAAAGAAATTATAAACAACTTTATAAACTCCTGGCAAACTTCGAGAGTTTCTCATGTCTCGGTGTACGTCAAGAGATAATTGATCTCCTTCTAATTTCCAAGTTTTAAGGTTGTAAATAGTAGATATGTATGCAGAATTCGGTAAAAATGTGTGAAATTCAAAATTGTCAGTTGGATCTGGAGGAGGGTCAACTAATGGGGTAACTTGAATTTTTTCAAGCAACTTATTATCTTCAAGTGTAACTCTCGCACCTCTAATTGGTAGAGTTGTACCCAAAATTTCGTCAATATTTTTATATTCAAAATTTGCCATAATTTTATATTACACCTTTGCCTTTTAGAGTAGCAATAAGTTCTGCCAATTCTTTTTCTAAGTCTTCTTTTTCCTGTTCGAGTATTTCTATCTTTTTCTTTTGTTCTTCTATTATCTTATCTTGAGCACTATTTGCAGTATTTGCCTGACCCACCACCGTTTGAGATAGTGTATCAAATGCAGATGTTATATTAGTTATTTGTTTTGTAACATCATCGGATATTTCTTTCAGTTTAGTATCGACTGTATTTTGTAATTGTGTGATAGTTTGACCTTTATCTTCCAATTCTTGTTCTTTTTGTATGTTATCTATAGCGATAGAATCTATAAATGCCTCGTGTTCTATTTCTTTGTCAACCATAGAGTCTATTAACTCTTGTTTAGCAACAATTATTTCTTCAAGTCTAGCAATTTTTGCTTCTAACCCAGCGGTAGTATTCGGTGCATTAATTTTTAGATTTTCTAAATCACTTAAAAATTGCTGAACCGATGTTGGATTTTGTAATATACTGGCCATTTTTGCTGCAACATTTTTTTCTGCACCAACTGCATCGGCCAGGGTACTAAATGCCCGTCTAACAACATAGTCGAATCTATCTTTTTTATACCTGTCATCAAAAATAGGAACTTTTATTCTACCTTCATTTCTGAATATGTTCTGATAAGATATTAATCTTGAAACGTCATCTCTAGGTAAGTCTTTATTTTCTGCATATACATCCGGATTTATCTGTATTAAGTTTTCTAATTCTCGTTTTAATTTTTCAGAAGGAAGTACACCATTTTCACTACCAGTTAATACTTTCCTTACGATGTAATAGTCTAACGCATCCAATTTAAATTTGGAAATACTGTTTATACCAACTTGCATGATTTTTGGATCAGTTGCACTTAATAATAATTCTAGATTTCGTTCTTCTTGAATATACTTCTTCAATATCTCATATTCATAAGATTGTTTTATTCCTTGAAACTTTTCTAAAAGAGTTAATCGTTCATCGGTTGTTGTTTGTTTGTATCTTTGTAATTTTATACCATTCGTTTTAAAAAAATTATAAAACTCATCATACGATGACATTGAAAAGTTTGGAAAATTATCAAGAATGTATTCTGCTTGAACTATATCAACATCAGCAAAAAACAAAAACTTTATCAGATCAATTTGTTGACTCATCGTGTAACCTTGAAATAATAATTGTTATCAAATATTTGAACGTTGTCACCACCGTCTGTTTCTGTTTTAATAACAATACGATAAAATCTTTCAGGTTGAAATGAATCCATCCACAAATTGAAATAATTTCCATCGGAATCACAACTTATTTTTGAACCCGTTGTATTAAATGGGAGTACAATTTCATCAGTATGTGCATCTCTGACTTCATAATAAGAAGAGGATGGTAAATAATATGTTTTTGTGTAGTAAGATTGTGTTGTATACGTTTTCTGTGGATATTTTGTGTTGGCATAAATTCTTATTTTAGCCTTTTCAGTTTCCGAATAATATTTTTTGAGCTTCACATTTATAGATAAATTTTCATCATTAACTGGTGTTAAACTACCAGTAATAAAAGAAGAATCATCCCAAATAACATGAAGTCTTGGAACATATATCGTATTACTATCTGTTCCAAAAAATTTTAAACTATTAATCGTATCAATCGAAGACTCTACATCATTACTAAATTTTAAAAGCATTCCATCATTTACAAAATTAGTAGAACCAGTTACCCATTTTTTGACAATAGAACTAACATCCATGTATATGTCTGATGATTCAAATGAAAATGATTGAGTGCACTCCGCACCGTCCCATGTCCACCAAGTTCCACCTCCCTCATATGTAAAATATGAAGATGTAACATTTACAATTTGAGTTGACCAATAATCACTTAAACCACCCCAAGTATCTGATACCTCATCCCATTCATAACTCGAAGTACCAGGTGGTATTTCCCATTCGAGTCCAGTAGTCTTTGACGTTCTATATTGCCACGAAACACCATCGGTACTTATTGGTGTATTGTAAAATCTACCAGTGCCGTTTGTCCATGATGAACTAACAGGATAAGCATAAACTTTATATTCCTGTGGTATTTCACGTGCTTCGGTAGTTCTCAATGACAAAAAGTATTTGGATGAATTTAAAGGTATTTTACCTGAATTTATCCAATCCTGAAGTTGTGTTATGTCAAATTTTAAAAGTATTCTACTATTGTATTTTGCTCCATCGGAGTATTCATGTGACAATTCTAATATAGAATCCAATCCAGTATTTTTAGTTCTGGACTTTTCGTAGATTGTGGCATCTTTTTGTGCGTATATGGTGTATATCATCCAAATGCCCTCACTTTACCAATAATGTCATTGTCAGGATAACGAACTTCAAAAATAGATGGGTCAAGGGATGGAAATATTATACCGTCCTTTGTTGCACCTAAAATGTCATAGGCATTTGGATAATAGCCGGAGTTTATATCTGTTAAATTTGTGATTCTAACATCAACTACGGTCTGAACGCCTTCTACTTTATCGAGTTCTGTGAATATATTACTTATAACAATCGGCTGATTTATTTGCCATCTTCTTATATCAAAATATTGTTTCAATCTGTTTATACAACGAAGAATAACTTGATTTCCATTTTGATCTGGCATTGTTATTATTTCAAACTCCACCCCAATGTTTATAACAAATGCCTCTTTTATGTTTATAGCATCTGTCAACATTCTATGATAACCAAGATAAAGTTTCAAATTTTCTTTTGTTGCATCGTTTATATTTGTTATTTTTCCAAAAGCATCATACCCCAAAACATATAGGTTTAGTGCCAATGGATTCACAACTCTATCAACATTGTAAATAGAATCTTGTGTCAATTGATCATCTTTTGTTATGTATGCCTTTGCAATAGCACCATATTTTTGTGGCAAGCTATAAGTTCTAACAATATAATCTTCTTTTGTTACCGCACGATTTTGTGATGCAAAATATGCCAAAGAATTTTGACGTATTTCGTCGATTGTTTCACTTTCTTTTGCACCAACCGCGGGTTCGGAATTTGTAACAGCCAAACTACCCAAAACCTGACGATATACTGTTAAATCTAATCCAGTCTCATCTAGTAAAATTGTTCTTGTTTTTACTTTTGTAATTGTATCACTTGGGACATTATCACGTATTCCACCACCTGTGGTGTAATATATTGTTATATCTGTATTATTCGGTGCAAGCCCATATGTTTTGGTATAAAGAAAATTCGAGGGGTCGATGTCAAGTGATGTGGAAGATTCTATACCTGTAAGGGAACTTCCGATCAAATCTGGATTTGGTATTAAAATCTCATCGTCCAAGTTAGAAACGCCAGCACCAAATTGAATTTCTATTTTACCGTTATCCAATTGGGTAGATATAAATCTTCTCGATATTTTTCTTAACTTTAAAAGATATGGTGTTTCTTCTCTATATACCGAAAGTTGTTTATCGTTTCTTGGTATATTTGGCGTTGGTTCAAAAATCGTATCTTGTGCTAGGTAAGGAACATGATACCACTTATTTCCATCGGAATCTATACCGTAAAGAATATCTATAATATTATCGTCTTCTAATTCTATCTTATCATATGGTTTCGGTTCAGCAAATGAATAAGTTTTTGTTTTTATAACACCTGAAACCGCATTTACTGATTTTTTGAGTAGATAGTATGTTGGAACATTATTGTTGTCCACTTCAAATACACTTATCTCGGTTGGATCAATCGAACTACTGAATTTAAAATCCAAATAGTCTGTTGTTCTGAACTCCGTTACTATATTCCTGTTATCAGATAAAACCACCATACCCGGTTCTATTCCAAAGGCATATGAAAAGTCAGGTCTATTATTTACAGACACACCACCGACGGATGGAACCAATTGAAAAACATCTAGTTTTACATTCGCTGCTATATTCGTCTTTGGTTTATATCCAAGTGATTGAGCAATATTAAGAATGTTTTGGCGTTCTGATGCCTGTAAAATCAAAGATTCCTGAAGATTTACATCGGTATAATATGAAAGAACATCGCCAACATAAGCAGCCATTTCCAAAAACATCATACCAGGAGAAGCTTCATTAAAGTCCTGATATGTATCTGGAAAGTAATTTTTGGCAAAATCTATAAGGTTTTGCTTTAACGATGAGAAATCTCTTGAGAGATATCTAATATCTTTTTTTACTAAGTCCGCCATTAGTTTTGTGCCTCTTGAATTCGTAGATTACCGGTATCTGATATAAATATCTGAATCGGTAAATATATGTTTGTTCCCGTAATTTTGAGTTCAAGAAATATACCTACGGCATGAGACGGGTCATCTACTCTACCATCATCTGCCATGTTTATGTTTACATCTAGAGAGGTTATACCAACATATGGTATCCAGGTTGTTATTGCCTCTATTATGTCACCTTTTATTCTATCTATGAATTCTCCCTCGTCTGTTATATTTTCAAACAAAATATAACGTAGTTCTGTCCCAAATTCAGGTTGCATATATCGTTCTCCCTTTGCTGTAAGAAGAAGATTCTTTACATTAGAATAAACTTGAACTCGGTTTGTATAGCTTTGATAAAAGATACCATTCGGATTATTGAATGGTATAGTTACACCAATAGGTTTAACATAATAGTTTATAGAAGAGCTTGGCTCATTTATAATAATACTTTTTCTTCTATATCTTGCCAATTATTAACTCCCCTTTTTCTCGTTAATTTTTGCCATTAGGGCAGAATAATCACGAGTTAGTGCCTGAGCTACTTCTGGTGCAATTTCATTTCTATCGACTCCCGATGGAGTTGCATCAATTACACCCATATGGTTATTTGCAAAAGCATTTAATGAATTTGAATCAAAAAACATTTCTCTACCACCGTCATAATCATCAGTATCATAATTTTCTTGTAAACTTCTTCGTGTTTCTTCTAAAATATCATTGATACTACCGAATTTTGCATTTTGAATCGGTTGTTTCTTTTTTAATGGTGGTTTTTGTGAAATATTTTGTGTTGCCTGTTTGTACAAAGAAACACCATGATTTATGGTTTCATTTGTTGGTTTTTTTGTTTCACGCAATCTTTTATCTAATGCGTATTCAATTTCTTCACGTATGATAGAACGAATTTCTTTTAAAAATCCTTTTGTATCCATTTTTATTACCCTTTTATGTTATGTATATAAATAATTACAATACGAATAAATAATCGTTAACTCACTTCAAAGTGCATCCCGTCAGGTGTCCTAGACCACGCACCACCCCAACTTATTCCAAGTTTTGTTGCAGTTGGTATAAGTTCCCACACTGAACCATACGACCCTTTAGGAGCTGGTTGTTTCTTAAACGGATTCCATGCAACATTTATATCAAACGCCGTTCCCCAAGCGTGTGGACTCAATGGTCTTGGGTTTCTACCGTTTGTTTGTCTAATGAATCTAGTCACATAATCTCCATTATATGTTATCACATGGTGGAGTAGTCCTTGTTTTTCAATTTCAGCAAAAAATTGTTGCATTATAGGGCCGACTTCTTTATGAAATCTTCGTGTAGTTCCTACTGGGTTCTTTATTTTAGCTAATTGAGGTATGTTAAATGTTCTTATGTTTTCACTAGCATAGTTGTTAGTAATCGTTATATTATCACCATTTCTAGAATCTCCACTCACAGGCACATATGTAATCGTTCCCCATCTAGATTTAGATGTTCCTCCACTATAACCACCACTGGATGCCGCTTTTAGTGAAGTTTTAAGTACACCAACTCCCGTAAAGTTTTGTGGAGCTTTACCAAGTAACAACCAATCATAATATTTTAAAACAACATCATGCCTTTCTTGATACCCATCTGATCTACTACGCACCGCTCCCGTTATATTTTTTGTAGTCGGTAAACTAACTTCATCTATATAGACACCGGCATGATTTTCCCACCACATAAGTGAACTTAATAAGGCATATTTATTTGGATTTGCTGTATTTTTCCAATTATATGAAACTATTTCTGGATTTTTAGTGAAATCGTATCCGTTCTGAACCACCTCAGAGTCTTCATGTTTTCCACCTTTTCCAAACACTTTATTCATATTTTCATATTGAATTTTTCCAGTTATTTGTATGATACCATGTCCTCTATAAGCATATCCATCAGGACTACCCTTATAAAATCCAGGATCTGCTTGAAAATCGTCTGGAGCTTTTCCTTTTTTTGCAGTTTCAAAACTATTTTCTGATTCAGATATTCTTCTGTATTTATTTCCGTTACGATCGCCATCACGGGAACCATAATAGGTATCGAGTAACCCTTCTACTTCCCACGGAGTTTTTGATTTAAAACCATACTCTGTCCCACTTGTCAAATATTTTTCATTATAAACAAATTCTTCTTCATCATTACCAGAAACTCTAGTTTTGAAAACAGATTTTAAATCTTCTATACTTTTATAGTAAACATATTCCGAAACACCTCTTAAACTCTCCGATGCAATCTGACCAAGAAAATTAGCAACTTTCTGTTTTGTATCTATTTTAAAATCTTTAACAATAATGTCCGCATTACTCTTGACAAATTTAGGAAGCATATTATCCGGCATGGATTTTATTCGTTCAATTAATTGTTCTTGGGATAAAGGTTCTTTGCTTAATTTTTCTCTTTCTTTTGAATCCAAGTAAGCACTAGCTGGCCCACCCGGTGTATCTACACCAGATTTAAATTTTGTTTTATTCTTTACTATACCATTTTTTTTACCACCACCCAAAACAAAAGATTCTTGTCCAGTGCCAAATTCCTTCGTTACATATTCGTCTCTCTCAAATGGTTCACCGATTGGGAGTAAATCATCAAAATTATCAATTCTTAAATCTAATATTTGATTCAAATCAATAGGTTTAATTGAATTGTTTGTTTGATTTGTATCCGTTACTGCCATTTTAATCCTCCGCCGGATCTGTTTTTGGAAGTTCGTCAGCCAGTGAACCCGTGTCCTTATTCATAACAGAATCCATAAGTTCACTGTTAAATTTGGTCTTTCCATCAGTGTAGTTACTTTCAACATTAAATCCGTTTATAGAATTAGAGTTACTCATGTCATACAACATATCAGCCCACGCTTTATCATAAAACCAAGTTGTAGAATTTTTATCTCTAGCACCATAAATAATTTGTTTATTTGGATCCCAAAGTGCACTACCTTGCCATTGTGCACCTGTTTGAATATCTCGATTAGACAATGGAATATCATTTGGACCAGTTGATTTTCTTTCCTCTGGTTGACCTTCGTCTCTCTTTTCTTGTTTTTGTTCTCTCTCTTGTTCTTTTGCCTTCGCTTCTTCAGATGGGCCTTGACTAAATTCATTCACAAATGCAAGTCTTGATTGTAATTTTTCAATTTTCTGTTGTATTCCTTTTACCCTGGATTTCAAATCAATAAAAGCTGGTGTATTTATCGGTGTGCCAGATGGGCCGACTCCGGTTGGAACAGTTATACTTGTTATAGCAGACATAGTACTGGACAAAATAGTACAAAGTTCATCTAACCAATCCATCGTCCTATCGCCTAATAAAACAGGAGATTTTGCATTCAGTCCTAAATTTATCCTTTCAGATTCAGTTTCCACTACCTGTTTACCATCAATAGAAATTGCCTTTTCAGAGGAAAGACCTATCCCTTCCTTTGAAAAAGCAATTAATTCCTGTTTACGGGCATTGAATACTATTCTATCAGATGCAATTATTACTTGGTTTCCACCAAATTTATTTTTTATATGTAGATTTACATTTTTATCCCCTATCGAGGGAATATATGCAGATGCTGGTGTAAATTTTACTTCTTGACCAGATGTCATCCAAATTGAAGAATCGTCTTCATCTGGATTTTCCAATATAAATTCGTTATGCTTTTTTTCTTTTGAATTTGGATTTGTACCGTTTGATAATATCAATATTGGATTTCCTATTCCACCAAATCCTTTTTTCCAATATGGTTTTGTAGGATATTCACGTCTTTCATCAACAGTAGACCCAAATCGAATAGATTGACCCCACCTTCCTTCAAGGATTATGTCACCCGAATATGGTTGAATCGGATAGACATCAAATCTTTCAGGGAAAGCAGGGTCTATTGTTGTTTTACTTAATTTTGTAGTTGAAGTTTTTGCAGGAACTCCATCCTGAGAAGCCTGTCTTTTTTCTGTATTGTTTGGCGACTGATCTGTTGATAATTCAGTAACACCTGGAAGTCCATTATGGTGAACAGAACTTTGGATAGAAATTGGATTGGTATAATAATACTCTTGACCCGAACCAAAATAACTATTATACGGAGTTGGGCCCTTCATTAACATTACTACTTCACCAGCTATAGGAATGTTTTTTACATTCGCATCTAATGCCCTGGCCTGTATAACATTGTTGGCTGCCTGTGAACCATATGAACCTAATAATCTACAAACAACTTTGTATAATTTCTCTTTATCTTTACCAGAGAAATCTACTTCAATTACTTCAGCAGATACTAATTCATATTCCTGACCGTTTAATATTGTCTTGCGGGGATTCATTTATTTCAATTGTCTCCTGTGATTCTCCGATTGATTTAATCTCTTTTAGAAGAGCATCTTTCTCTTCATCTGTCAAGAATGAATTACCTTCTTCATTCTTGTTTGATACCATTCGTTGAACAACAGCGGCCATTTTTACAAGGTGTTCGTCATTCTTGACAGATACTTCCATATAGTCTTTGATGACAGGTACAAGAAGAGCAGCGTCACCTATATTCGTTATAAGTGGCTTCAAATCAGCAATAAGAAGATTGATTTGTCTATCTTTCTTCTTTTGGTTATCGTAAATGTCTTTCAACAAATCCGAGAACTTTTTGCTTCCAAATATTTCTGTGTCAAATCCCATATGCTATAACTATCTAATCTTCAATAATGTCTTGTAAATCGTACCAGGTGTAGTCTGAAACATTTTCCCCGTTTGAGTATTCTTTATACATTCTATCGTATACAAATTTTATTTTCGATATCACATTTGTAATATACTGTGTCTTTATACCGGTCCGTTCTCGTATAAGAATGTAAATTGCTTTTTTGTTATAATTTTCAATATTTTCTCTAGTCTTAAAAAGATATAATACAGAATCAGCTACTTGTAAATCTCTTTGTTTTGTGAACAAAAGTGGTAGATACTTCTCCATTATTTCTACGAATATATCAATGAAGTCGCGTTGTTCATCTATAAAATCAGTTCTTAACTTTTCATTAATAATATTTCTTTCAGAATCTATTGTATCTATACTATATTTTTTCTTGTACTGATAATAGTTTTTGTTATTTTCGGCAATCAAGTAATTTTTTGCAACGATAGAAAAATAAGAGAAGGCCTTGCCGTTGTCTTCTTTGTATTTTCCTATCTTTTCATGTAAAAAAGCAACAACCTCATGTTTTACATCTTCGTGTGATACATCAAAGTTATAAAACTTAAATCGGTGTATCATTATTTCCGCTAATTTATAAAAAGCTGGGTGTATTTTTTTCGTATAAATTATGTTACGTTCAACTGGATCGTCACAACTATTGTACTCAATTATTGCATTTTCTGTATCTTTTGTGAAGTAAACATTTTGTTTTTTCTTTTTTATAGGTATTTCCATTATAACCCCGATGTAATAATTGAACGAGGTCTATTGTTTTCTTCTTCTGTAATAGGTTCGTTTTCAAAATAAAGAGAAATATCATTTATAATTTTTTTCAACTCTTTAAAGAAATATCCAACTTCGTCATCTGATTCAAAGGCACCTTTTCTATCTAATTGTTTTAGATAAGAACGTTGTTCCATCACTCTATTTCGTATAGCGAGTATAAAGTCTTGATTTTCTTTTGCTATTTCTTCTAAAGTAGAATACTTTTTATAAAGATTTATGTTACTATAAATTGATGCACCTAACAAAAGACACAACAATATAACGAATATTATCATTGTTACCTCACAAATTTTGGCTGAATTATATTGTCAATGACACCCAATTCAAGTGCTTCTTCAGGCGATAAATAATAATCTTTCAGAATCTTATCTTTCCAAAAGACAGAATCTTTTTTAGAATTCATAGTAATGATGTTTATTAGAATTTCTTCCAATTTTTCAGTGTGTTGGACATTCGCCTTCATATCCGATGACTTACCATAAATCCCAGAACTAATTTCATGGAACATGATTGTACTGTTTTTAGAGGCAGCTCGAACACCCGTACCTGAGCAAAGAAGTAGGGCAGCGGCAGACATCGCTCTTCCTCGGCAAATTGTGTTTACTTTTACATTTAGAGCTTGAATGTAATCAATCATACCAAGCGCTTCATAAACATCACCGCCGTCAGAATTGATCACAACATTAATTGGTTCATTTTTCTTTTCTTCACCTCTCATGTGAATAATTGCCTTAATCTTGAGAGTAAAATCATACAACGTACCATCGGCAATATCACCAAATAAATAAATGGTAGAACTTTCTACATCCAACCCATAGTCCATTTGTGCAAGAGCTTCTTTCCATCTGACTGGTAGATCTTCCGTTTGATCTTTTTTTGTTTTTTCTGTCTTGATGTCTTCGACTTCTTCATCATACATATTTGCCATAACCGACTCCTTTTACTTTTTAGTTTTATTTTTCTTTTTCACAATTCTTTTTTTATACTCAGTAACAATTCTATCATCAAGTGAGTTTTTCTTTTTTGTTGGAGATTTTTTTGTTACTTCTTTTATTTCCGTTGGCGGTAATGTTCCAAAAAGTTCTTTTTGTAATTCACCCTTATGATAAACATTCCCATCTTTGTCAACAAACTCACTCATAAATTTCCAACCACGAGGATATCCTGTTGGTTTCTTTTCTTCGGGAAGAGGCATTAACAATGCCAAACATTTCCAACAAAGTACCGAGGTAGTCGAGTCATCCACTTCAACTAATTCATTACAGATTCTTCCTTTAAAGTACTTACCACTACCTTTACTATTTTGACACGTTAAATATTTCATAAAACTTATCTCTTAAATGGTCTATTTGGATTCCATGGATTTTCAACAGCTGGTATTTCATCATAAAATTCTTTTTGTTCATCTGTATTTGATGAATCATTTAATATACTAATTTCTTGTGTATTTTTCAAACGTTTTGATTTTCTTTTTCGTGTTTCCGCTTTTATTTTTTTCGTATCAACAATATCACCGAGTGCAACTTCTTCCGTCGGTTCTTCTACAACAAGTTGTGGTTCTTCAACAATCTCCTCTACCTGTGGGATTATTACCATATCAGGTTCTTCATCATACATACCCATCTCTTGACCAATTTCTGTCAGTTCATCAAGAATTATCTCTTGTTCTGATGGTATATTTGATTGTGTTACAGCGTCTGTTATTTGATCATTTACCGGTGTTGGAAATCCTTTAACCAAATCTTCCAACTTATATTTGTTCTTTTCTTTGTCACTCAAATGATTTGCAGCAATCACCAAACTAACAGCAAGTGGGTCAAATACAATGACAAGAATAAGAATAAACCAATTGACTACATTGTCCATTGGAATACCTGTAATACGGCTCAGATAAAGAAGTGGGCCGAGTTCTGATGAGAATGTTTCGTTTGATACCGTCAGTTTTGTTGCGTCAATATTTGCGATAGAATCTGAAAGTGCAAATGATTTTTGTGTTAGTTGAGACAATTCGTTGTTCAAAGATTCCGATGATTTATCCACGGATGACATACTACGAGAAAGATTGCCCGTTCCTTTTTTTGCAGTCAACTGTTGTGTGTATGCGTTTTGTTGAGATACACGAATGTTATCAAGTGACTTCAAACGTCCATTCTTTTCTTCAACTAACTTATCTATTTGTGCCTTTTGTTGAATGAATAGTTCCTTCTTTTGGTCAAGAAGAACGATTTCACTTTGTGCCTTGTAAACAACTTTGGCGGTTTCTTGATATGAGTTTGTTAAATAACCATACACACCAATTGATGTAATCGCCATTAGAACTACGGCGGCAGACATAAGATATGTCTTAAAAAGAAGTCGGAGTGTTTTAAAGTGGTCATGTAGAAATGTAACAACAACAAGTTTGGAAAGTTCCAACATTGCCGCCATACCTAATATAGACCAGGAACCTCCTGAAAATAATTTGGATATACCAAATACCGAGTAATACCCGGAGAAGGTTGCCAATCCAATCGCACAAAACCAAATAAGATTCTTGAGATTGAATAGTTTAGATAACATTTTCTGTCCTATATTGTTCACGATACTCTAACAAGGCAAGTTCTTTAGCCTTACATTCCAACATTATGGCAATGTCATAACCATAATTATTGATTTCTTCCAAAATGTATTCAGCATGAGCTTGTGGCTTATCTTTTGGATTACCTGTCTCCTTTGGTTTAGATGATGAGTAATGAACAACAGGAGTAATTCCATCGGGCCATGTTGACATAGCAAGTTCAAGTGCAGATTGTTCTGACAAATCACCTGTATTGAATGTGTGGTGGTGATAATCAAACACGATTGGAATCCCAATACGTTCGTGGATATACATCAGGTCTTTGACACTATACATACTAGCTTTGTCATCATTTTCAATTGTAAGACGTTTCTTGACTGAATCTGACAATCTGTCATAATTCTGACAGAATCGTTCCATAGATGCAATCTTGTCACCGTATGTTCCATTACAATGGATATTGATTTTGTTGTACGGCGATAATTCCATACCTAACAAATCCATGACCTTACCGTGTAGTTCGAGGTCTGTGATAGTGTTTTGAACTACCTTTTCGTTTGGTGAACAGAGGACGTTGAATGGGCCGGGATGACACCCTAGACGGACACCATGGGACTTTGCATATTCACCAGTACGTTTCATCACCTCAGCAATTTCCGTGATGTTAGGGAGGTTTTGAATACCATATTCAGACGCCCACGGAAACATATCCGATGAGATACGAAAGAGTTTGATGTTATTCTCCACGTTCCACTTGATGATAGTTTCCAAGTCTTTGACGTTTTGGAGACCTAATTCAGCGGAATAGTTGACACCACGTTGGAGAAATGTTTTCTTTATCATAGACCGATTGGTGGTAATTTTCTTCTTACCAAGAGTCATATTGATACAGGCATAACC